CAACCTGCAAGCAATGACCAAGGCGTGCCACGACCGAAAGACGGCGACGCATGACGGCGGCTTCGGCAATAGGCCTGCTCGTGGTCTGGCTCGTGCTGGTCGCGATCGCCCTCCGAGGGGCCCGGAGGTCGCCCCGCGATGACGTCGCGCCGCGACCGGGTAGGGGGTCTAAAACCTAGATCGGTTTCATTTGACGACCGCGCCCCCGCCATTTTTTTGCGGCGTCAAGTTAGCAGGCCGGGGATTCTAATTTGACCGGTCCGGCAGCGAAGCCCGACCATCTGAAGATCATCGACGGAACTTTTCGGCGGGACAGATCGCATCCGCCGGTTGTCCCGTTGCTACCCGGTGAGCCAGTCAAGCCGGTATGGCTGACAGGTCGCGCCGCGAAAATCTGGTCAGAGAAGACGGCAATTTACCGCCGTCGCGGCCAGTCAGTGGCGGGATGCGAGGCGGCGCTGGCGCAATACTGTGCGCTCGAAGCGGCCATGATCGAAATCTATCGCCAGAAGCAGCGGCCGACCGCCACCGACGTGAACACTTACCGCACGCTGGCGCGCGAATTCTACGACACACCAGCCTCCCAGATATCCAAAGCGACAGGGGCTCCGGTGCCGGCCGCGAACCCTTTCCTGGCCCGGGGGCAGACTGGTGACTGACTTCTGTGCGATTGCCGAAGCATACGCGCGCGATGTCGTCGTCGACGACGGGACGAAGTTCTGCAAGTGGACCCGGCTCGCCGGCGCCCGCCATCTGGCCGACCTGCGGCGCCTGGAGACTGACCCCGACTGGCCGTTCTGGTTCAGCGAATGGGACGGCAACGACATCTGCGAATTCGCTGAGCTGCTCCCGCATGTCGAGGGCACCTGGCGCTCGACGGCTATCACACTGGAGCCGGCCCAGGTCTTCTGGCTGGTCAGCCTGTTCGGTTGGCGGCGATGGGGGAGCGACGTGCGTCGCTTTTCGAACGTCTACATCGAGATGGCTCGCAAGAACGCGAAATCGACGCTGGCTGCAATCATCGCCCTCTACTGCCTGACCTCCGAAGGCGAGAACGGGCCGCAGGTCCTCATCGCCGCAACGACCGGCGAGCAGGCCGGCAAGGTGTTCAACCCTGCGAAACGCATGGTCGAGCGGACGACAGCCCTACGCGAGGCCTACTTTGTCCGTGCGTTCGCGCGTTCGATCAGTTGCGGATCCACCCAGGGCTTCATCCAGCCGATCAATGCGAAGGCCTCGACCCAGGATGGGTGGAACCCTCACTGCGCGATCCTCGACGAGTTGCACGCCCACAAGGATCGCGGGCTCTACGACGTCGTTCGATCGGCGTTTGGGGCGCGGCAGAACCCGCTGATGCTGGCGATCACAACGGCAGGCTACAACCACGAGGGTATCTGCTACGAGCAGAGGACGCTTCTGACGAAAACGCTCGAAGGCGTCGTCCAGGCCGACCATCTGTGGGGGATCATCTACACCCTCGATGAGGGAGACGATCCCTTCGATGCGCGCTGCTGGGCCAAGGCGAACCCGCTCCTCGGCGTATCGATCCAACTCACCGAGTTGCAGGGTTACGCGATCGAAGCGCGGAACTCGAACGAATCCGCCTACGAGTTCAAAACCAAGCGGTGCTGCTTGTGGCTGACAGCGCGCGGTGGTCACGTCCGGATTGAGCAGTGGCGCAAGTGCAGCGGGCCGGTAGACCTGGATGCGCTCAAGGGGGTGCCAGCCTATGGCGGCCTCGACCTCGCAGCGACGACTGATATGTGTGCCTTCCGTCTGGTCTGGCGGACGGGCGGCAGAACAAAGACCTGGGGCCGGTTCTATCTTCCGGAGGGCGCCATCGCAGCACGGTCTGAGAAAGCCTCGGTGCCGTATGGAACCTGGCGCGACAAAGGTCTCTTGCGGGTGACGGAGGGCAACGTCGTCGACTATGCGGTGATCCAGGCCGACATCGAGGAGGCGCTAGACCGTTTCGACATCCGCGGCATCGGCTTCGATCCCTGGAACGCCAGTGACCTGGTCAATAGGCTAACTGAGAAGGGCGCACCGATGGTGGAGTTTCGCCAGGGCGTCCGATCATTCAATGCACCGATGAAGGAGCTTGACCGGCTCTACATGGCTTGCGAGCTGGATCATGCTGGCGACGCGGTGCTGGCCTGGAATGCCTCGAACGTTGTCGCGAAGGCCGACGATAATGGCAACGTCAAGCCGGATCGCCGGAACAGCCAGGAGAAAATCGACGGCTACGTTGCACTGTTGATGGCACTCGGGCTGGCAATTTCCACTGAGGACGGCGCCTCGGTCTATGAAGGCCGGGGACTCCTGGTGTTGGGATAGCCCATGACCGGCATCGTTAACTATTGCCGGCGGAAGTGGGCGGTCGCTCTCGAATGACCTTCCGTGAGCGGTTGGGCGCCTGGCTGCTTGGTGGCTCGCCGGCGGCGGGGTCTGCCGCGCCAGAGACCAAAGACAGTGCCGCCGTGACATCAACGCTCGGCGGCCTCGGCTGGCCGCAACCGATGCTGTACGCCGCGCTCGGCGGCTACGCGAGCAATACCGGCGTTCCCGTTACCCCGTTCACCGCGCTGCAGGCGGCGGCGGTCTATGCCTGTGTCCGCTCGGTGTCGCAAGACATGGCGGTGCTGAAGCCGTTTGTCCGCCGCGTGCTGCCGAGCGGCGGCTATCGCCGCGAGCTTCAGCATCCGCTCAATAAGCTGTTTCGCCGGCCGAACCGCTGGCAAACGCGATTTGAGTTCATTTCCTACGTGATCTCGTCGCTCTGCCTGCGCGGCAATTCGTTTGTCGTCGTCGAGCGCGACCGCGACGCCAATCCGATCGAGCTTGTGCCGATCGCACCGGATCGTGCGACGATCATGCTGACCGATGATGGCGAGCTTTGGTATCGCATCAACTCGCGCCGTATCGGCCAGGGGATCTTGATCCCGCCCGACGACATGATCCATCTCAAGAATATCTCGATGGATGGATACGTCGGCGTCTCGCCGATCGCCATCGCGCAGGATGTCATCGGCCTTGCGCTCGCAACGCAGCAACACGGCGGGATCCTGTTCCGCCAGGGCGGGCAGATCGGCGGCGTGATAAGCCATCCCGGCAAGCTGTCGAAAGAGGCGTCCGACCGCATCGCGAATTCGTGGCGCGAGACGCATGCCGGCGTCCAGAACGCGCACAAGGCTGCGATCCTCGAGGAAGGGATGAAATTCGACAAGATCGCGATAACCAATGAGGAAGCGCAATTTCTCGAGACGCGGCGCTTTCAGGTGACCGATATTTGTCGGCTCTATGGCGTGCCGCCGCATCGCCTCGGGGAATTGGACAAGGCGACGCTGAACAATATCGAGCAGCAAAATCAGCAATACGTCGATAGCGCGCTGAAGCCGATCGCCGAGTCGATCGAGGAACTGTTTAATCATCACCTGTTATTCGACGACGAGCGCGCGATCCTCGAATGCAAGTTTGATTTCGACGACATGACGCGCGGCGATCTGTTGACGCGGTATCAGGCGTACCAGATTGGCACGCTCAATGGCTGGCTGAACCGCAATGAGGTTCGCGCCAAAGAGAACATGAACCCGATCGATGACGGCCACGGCGACGAGTACCGCGTCCCGCTGAATACTGCCGTCCCATCCGACAATCTCGCGCCGGCCGAGGCCGCGCCGTCCGAGGCGGCAAACGCGCCGTCCGCCGCCGCGCCGAAGCCCGAGCCAGGACCGACCGATGCAGATACTTAGCGCGACGGCCTTCAAGAGCTTTAACCGTGGCCGCAACGTGACCCGCGCGGCGATCGGCGTCCGCAAGCAGATCATCGCGCCGGCCGAGACGATGACCGGCGACATGCGCGCGCTGCGCTTCTGCATCTCGACCGGCTCGGTCGATCGCGAGCAGGACAGGATTGCGCTCGCCGGCTGGCAGCTGGCGAACTTCCGGCGCAACCCGGTCGTGCTGTGGGGACATGACGCCTCGCGCCTACCGATCGGCCGCGCGTTCGACCTGCAAATCGACGGCGGCGCGCTGAAAGCCTCGGTGGAGTTTATCCCGTCTGACACGCCGGAAGTCGGGCAATTCGCCGATGCGGTTTACCGGCTCGCGCGTGGCGGCTTTATCGCCGCGACCTCGGTCGGCTTCCGGCCGCTCGCCTGGGAATATACGACCGACAAATCGCGCGGCGCCGACGACTGGTTTCCGGGGATCGACTTCGAGGAACAGGAACTCGTCGAGCTATCCGTCGTCACCGTCCCGGCGAACCCCGAGGCGCTGATCGAGGCACCGGGGCCTGGTGAGGGGACGGCGATCGCCGCCGACACGCCGCCGGCCACCGGCGAGGAAATCACCGCGTTTGATCCCGAGGGGACCCGGGCGCGGGCTGATGCCGTCAATCAAGAATTAACAAGAGCACGAGCGCGCCGCCGACGCGCGTTCCAACTGGCACTCGCCGGATCAGGCTGACGCCGATCCGCTCCAACACATAGAGGATCAAACAATGGCCACCCTTTCCGAAAAACACCGCGAACTGAAGCGTCGGCGCGCTGAAATCGTCGGCAAAATGGGCGTTCTCGTTAAGCAAGAGGGCGACGACGACAAGCCGCTGACGGACGAGGAATCGACGACGTTCGACGAGCTCGCTGCCGCGCTCGCGGCGATTGATCAGCGCCTGCAGCGCGTCGCCGCCGCCATGCAAGCCGCCGCCGAAGGCGCGCAGGACGCGAACGGCGACGGCGAGGACGATACGGAGGAAGCCGCATTGCGCGGCATTCATAGCGCCGGCTTCCGCGTCCAGGGTGGCGCCGCCAGGGCGCCTGCGCGCGCGAAGCGCGATCCCGACGCGGGCCTGAAGGATAAGCGTGGCGTCAAGGCCGCGCGCTACGTGCTCGGCGTCCTGCATGCGCGGTTCAACCATGTGTCGATGGAAAAGGCCGCCGAGTGGGTCACGAACCGCTTCGGCGACGATCTGGTCGCGCGCGCGCTCAATAGCGGCGTGACCGGCGAAGGCGGCGCGCTAATCCCGCAAGATTTCATGGCGGACCTGATCGAGTTGCTTCGCGCGAATACCGTCGTCCGTGGCGCGAACCCGATGGAAGTCGGAATGCCGATGGGCAATCTGACGATCCCGCGCCTGGCCGGCGGCGCGACGGCGGCTTACCAGAACGAGCTTGACGATATCGCGGTCTCGCAAGAGCGCTTCGACGACGTGAACTTTGTCGCGAAAAAGCTCACCGCGATGGTGCCGGTCTCGAATGACCTGATCCGCCGCTCGCCGATCGGCGTCGAGGAAATCGTCCGCGATGATCTGGTGCAGACGATCGCCCGTCGCGAGGATTTGGCCTTCTTGCGTGGCGACGGAACCGACAAGGGTCCGGTGGGCATGCGCTCTCTTTGCCTGCCAGCGAACAAAATCAGCGTCACGACCATGCCGGCGACGCCGACGCCAGGTGACGCGCTGACCGCGATCCTCGCCGGCGCGTCGTCGGCGATCCTGGCGCTGCAAAACGGCATGTCGCGGATGATCCGCCCGACGTGGTTCATGCATCCGACGATCGCGCGATTCATCTCGCTCGCGCGCGATCAGGTCGGCGGGTTCTATTGGAAGGACGAGATCGAGCGCGGCGTGTGGGAAGGCTACCCGATCCGACTGACGACGCAGATCCCGACAAACCTTGTGGTCGGCGCCAATACCAAGGGGTCGGAAATTTATTTCTGCGATATGGCCGATTTTGTGATCGCGGACACCTATAACGTGGTCGTCGATGCGTCGGACGTGGCGGCATACAACGACGGCGTTTCGATGGTATCGGCGTTCCAACGGGATCAGTCGTTGTTTCGCGTGATCGCCGAGCATGACTGCAACATGCGGCACCTTCAGAGCCTTGCGGTCCTGCTTACGGCGGATTGGGCCTTCGCCGGCATTCCTGGCGCGCCTGGGACGCCTTACTCGACGCAGCCGCTTAACCCCACATGGTCGCAGGCCGCTGCCATCAGGCCCGCTCTGGCGACCGGCGCGAACGCGCCGCCGACCCTTAAAGATCCGGCATAGGAGGCTCCGCCATGACAGACACGAAACAGACGCCGCCGGCGCCGCCGCGCGGTGGCGTGATCGCGGCCGGGTTCGAGTTTCCGCCGCGCCTCTATCCGCCCGATCCGCAACATCTCGATATCGTGCAAACCTATGATCCGCGCGTCTCGGTGCAGATGGAACGCGCGTCGCGCGACCTGGCGGCTGGCAAGCCGGGCGCGGCTGCGCAAGAGGACTTGGAACGCGGCGCGCCGGCACCGCAGCCGGAACACTCGGTCGAGGGCATCCCGCAACGGGACACCCCGGTGACGTTCAATACGCAATTCGCCAGTTACTATGCCGGCGAGACGGCCGCTTTCACGCCAGAGGAAGCGGCCCGGCTCGCCGAGCTAGGGGTCGTCGGCGAAGCGCCGACGACTCCGACCGACCCACCGGGAAATGTCGATGTCCCGCATGTGAGCCAGGCGGGCGACAAGCTGACTTGTACGATGGGTAACTGGACCGGCACGCCGACGACCTATGCCTACCAGTGGAAACTTGACGGCGGCGACGTTGGCACCGACTCCGCGACGCATACCGTCACAGCTGGCGACGCGGGCAAATCGGCGACATGCGTCGTCTCGGCGAGCAACGCGATCGGCTCGACGACCGCGCCGCCGTCAAATGCGGTCGTCGTCACTGATCCCGGCGCGGCGCGATGAGCGACCTTGTGCCTGGCACGATGGTCCGTATGCGGACGGTACGGCGGTTCTCGCATTACATGGCCGGCGAGCTCATTGCCGTGCCGATGGATGCGGCACAGGAGCTCGCCGCAAAGCGGCTGGCGCAGCCGCTTGACCTCTTGGTGCCTACGCCGGCCGGCGGGGACGAAACCTCGCCGGCCGGGCCGCTGCGGTCGCCTGGCGGGATCGTCCGGAAATAGCGTGCACACCGCGCTGCGCGTGATCACTGGGCCGAGCAGCGAGCCGGTGACGATCGATCTCGCGCGCCAGCATTGCCGCATCGATGCCGGCTATGACGACGCGCTTATCGCCATGTATGTGACCGGCGCGCGGATAGAGGCGGAAGCCTATCTTAACCGCGCGCTGTTCACGCAACGGCTGCAATACGCGATCACTTGGGCGCCGCCGCCGACCGCGACGCCTCTGGTCCCGCAAAGCCTGATCGTGTTTCCCCTGAACTGGCCGCCGCTGGTCAAGCGGCCGATCGAGCTTCCGCGCGCGCCGGCAGTCTCGGTCGAGCAAATCATGTGGGGACCGATCGACGACATGCAGCTTGCGGACGCCGACGATTACGACCTGAACCTGAACGTCGAGCCGGGTTACATCGCGGTCAAGCCGCAACTGCTGCCGCGTATCCCGCAACAGTCGATGGTGATCGATTTCACCGCCGGGTACGACGCGGCCGATCCGGCGGCGGTGCCGATGCCGATCCGCATGGCGATCCTCGTCGGCACCGCGCATTACTACGAGAACCGGGGCGACGTGCCGGCCGAAATGCCGGCGGCGTTCTATCGCCTGCTCGATCCCTTCCGACTCTGGACGTATGCCGGCTAATCCGTCCGGCGCGCTCGCCGCGTCGGTTGGCTCGCTGCGCTGGCTCGTGACGCTCTACCGCCGCGACCAGGCGCCTGCCGACGACCTGGCGCTGACCGAGAACCTTGTCCCGCTGGCGATCGTCCATGCCGATATCCAGCCGACCTATGCGTCGACGTTCTATCAGTCGACGCAAGTCGATACGCCGGTTACGCATATGATTTGCGTCCGCTGGCAGGATTACCCGGCGACGATTGACGTCGTGATCCGGTCGACGACGCGGCCGGACGATCAGACGATCCGTAGCGAGCTATTCCGCGTCCGCCGCTCGAAAGAGATCGCCGGACGGAAGCGCTTCATCCAGTTGGAATGCGAGCTAGAGCATAGCCGGATCACGCCGGACGATAGCGACGCGACGCGGAATCGCATGCTGACCGAGCCGTACCTAGCGCCGGTCATATGGGACGGCGGCGCGACCACTTGGGACAATAGCTCGACCTCGTGGACCGATACGCGATGAAAGCGGGAGGCTACGCATGAGTCCGATTGTCCTCGTCGTGATCGTCCTCGTTGTCCTGTTGCTCTTCGGCGGCGGCTATTACGGACCGCGCTACGGATGGGGAACCTATCAATACGGCGGCGGGATCGGCGCGATCGTCCTGATCCTGATTATCTTGCTCGTCCTCGGCTATCTTCGGTGAGCGATCTAAAGCTGACCGTCACGAATTGGGGCCAGGTCGCGCTCGACAAGCGCGAGCTTCGCAAGCTGATGCGCGCGGCGGGCAACGATATCAAGAACAAGACCCGCCGGCTGATCGGCAAGGCGGAAGGCGGCGGGCGGCATTACTCGGCGCATCCGGCGACGAAATACCGCGCGGCCGCGCCAGCCTATACCGCCTCGTCGCCGGGATCGCCGCCGGCCGCGCCGACCGGCGGCTTGCGCGAGTCACTGAAAACCTACGTCTACCCGAGCGCCGAGGGCTTCGCGGTCCGCGCTCGCAAGTTCTATGCGCTCTTCCTTGAAGCCGGCGCGCGCGGCGGCGGTCGGACCGGCGGCGGCGGACGTGGCGCGGCCAACCGGCGGACCGGCCGCAAAGCCGCCGCGAATACCAGCCGCGTCCTCGAGCCGCGTCCGTTCCTTGATCGCGTGATGGCGGCCGAGTCCGGCGATCTTACCCGCCGCGTCCGCGCCGCGATCGACAAATCGCTGACGTGGAAAGAGACCAAGACTTGACGATCGTCGCGACGTTTATCTCGCAACTTCGCGCGAATGCGCCGATCTTCGGCGGACGCGTCGCCGGCGCGGCGGAATTCTATGCCGGGCTGAAAAACTACAACACGTCGCTCGCCCTCCCGGCGGCGTATGTCATTCCGCTCGGCCAGGACGCGGACGCCAATCAGGTTTGGACGGGGCTTATTCAGATCGTCCACAAGTCGATCGGCGTCGCGGTCGAGCTTGACGCGCAACAGGACCGGCGCGGTCAGGCGCCGACCATGAATTTCGAGGCGATCGAGGCGCAGATATTCGCCTCGGTGCTGAACCTAGAGATCGACGAGTGCCGCCAGCCGCGCGGGACCTCGTTCGGCGGCGCGCGGTATCTCGATCTCGACCGCGCGCGGCTGTTCTACCAATGGGAATTCAATATCGATTGGCAGATAACCGACGCGGACGGCGTTCAGCCCGTCTCGGTCGATATAAACCGGATCGAGGTCGATTACTTCAAGGCGCCGGCCGAGCCGGGCGATCTCCCGGCCGCCGTCGTCATGCTCCCGACCGGCGACCCGCCATACCCGCCGCCGACGAATGGGCCGTGGCCGGCCGGTCGCGCTTCGTGGCCTGATTTTCGTTTTGTCAACGCGATCCGATCTTGGAGGCGAGGGCGCTGATGGCGAGCAACATCGACCCGAGCAAGCCGGCGGGACCGATCGCCTATACCGCCGACGTGCGTGGCAATTTCGCCGCCGCGAAAAGCGAGATCGAAGCGCTTCAGTCCGTCCTAGCCGGCGGTTCGTTTGTCCCGTTGAATGGCAGCACTCCGATGACGGGGCCGCTGACGCTATCCGCTACGCCGCCTACGCAGCCGCTTCACGCGATCTCAAAACAATACGCCGACGCGATATCGGGGACCGGCAAGGTCGTCTTGACGCAGCCGGCGACCATTGCGACGATTACCATCGCGAACACTAAGACGCTGACGGCTAACAATACGCTTACGCTTGCCGGTACGGACGGCACGACGATGACCTTCCCGGCGACCAGCGGGACGGTCGGGACGCTCAACAGTACCCAGGCGTGGTCGGGCCAGAACTTTTTCTACGCCAACACCACCATCGGCAATGCGACGACCGCCTATTCGCTGGGGTTTAACGGACCGGTCGGCAGCAATCGGACCATCACTTTCCAGGCTGCCGGGTCAACTCGCTGGCAACTGAATGCGCTTAACAACGCCGCCACCAACGCGGCGAACTCCGATACCGATTTCGCCATCGGCGCCTACACCGACGCCGGCACGTTCAACGGGTTTGTCGCGCAGGCGCATCGCGCCTCCGGTCCCTACGGCAACGGCGTGCCGACAATCACACTTGGTCCCTGGTCGCAGGGCGGCGCGAGCGGACGCGGGCAGGCTACCATCCCGAACGGCCTCGTCGGAAATAACCAGGACCTGCATTTGTCGGGGGACTTGCAGCCGGCCCTAAGCCTGCCGGCCAACCCTATTTCGACGACCAGCGGGTCGCCGAACATGGTCATCACCTATCCCAACATCATCGCCCAGCATACGCCGGGATTCGACGTATGGGTCCTGATTACTGGCGCAACGGCGGTCGGCGGGATCACGCCCAACGGCGTATGGCTGAACATCGCCAATAATATCGTTCCGCGCATTCCTATCGCCGCCAGTTGGTCCGGTGGCAACATCACCGTGAACACCAGCCAGAATCACGGCATGCGGCCGGGACAAGTCATCATCAACACCGGCTTCACCCCGGCCGGCTACAACGGCACGTTTACGACAATCGCCGGGACCGCCGGAAACGCGCTGGTGTTCGCCGCCGCCGATCCCGGTGGCGCGGCGACTGTCCTGGGCGCGACCAACACCTACGGCGCACCCGCCTTTGTCACGACCGCAGCAAGTTGGGCTGCCGGTAGCATCACCTTCACGACTGCCACGCCGCACGGTATCTCGGTCGGACAGCAGGTCGTGACCTCTGGCTTCACGCCGGCCGGCTACAACGGGACCTTCACCGCGACCGCCGCCACTGCCGGCAGCGCCGTGGTCGTCACAGCGGCCAATCCGGGAGCCGCCAGCTTCCTGGGCCTGCTCTATGATCCGAATAAGATCATTGTGCCGTGGAGCAGCAACGCGACCTCCACTGCTACCGGCGGCGGGTCCTCGGCCACCCTGCAACCGAGTTTTGCCGTCCAGTGCAATAAGTCTGCCTACAACGTATTCACCGGAGCCAACGGCTTCTCTGACAAGAACATCGACATTTATGACGTGCAGCCGATGTTCTACCAGACCCAGGCGGCTAACACCGGAGGGGGCGCCTATCAGCAAAACTGGTTCGTTTGCATGGGGCCGCCCGATAAGACCCAGCAAAATCTGTGGGGCGTGAACTGGGCGGAAATTGACCTCGTCAATCGCGGCAGTGACGACGGCTACAACAGCAACCTTTACATCATCCCCCGTAACCAGATGGGCATCTGGATGGGGCCGACCGATGTGCTGGCTAATACCAGCGGCTCCGCCGCCGCGAACTGGAACACGTGTTTCGCAGTGTTCTCCGGACGTGGGCAGGGGCTTGGCGTTTACTGTGGCTACAACGTGACGCGGAACGCCCTGGTGCCAGCGGCAATCGACCCAACGGGTCACGGCGGCGTCGGGGTCGATATTTTTGGCGCCTATTCCAATCCCGGCCAGAACCCCTACACCACCGCCGCGTCGGGCAACTCGATACGCTGTCAGGCCCGCTTCCCACTGGACATGCGCGATCAGGTCAACGGCTCCCTGGTCCACATACCGGAGCGGCAGACAATCTCGGGGGTGACGTTCGGCGGCAATGCGCCGCAGACCATGACCCTGGCCGCCAATCCGATCACCACCACCGCCGGCTCGCCGATACTCACGGTCGCGATGCCGAATGCGGCCAAGCAGCTTACCGTATGGTCATCCATCACACTCAGCGGTGCGGCTACGGTGGGCGGGATCACGCCCAACGGGACCATGACGGTCCTGTCCACCACCGCCAACGCCTTCACAGTCCAGTGGACCGCCAACGCGACCAGCGGCGCGACCGGCGGTGGCTCCGCGGTGGTTCTCGGCTTCAATTCCTCCGTATACGTCATGTCCAGCGTCAACACGACGACGGGGTTCTTCACGATATTCGGCTCTGGCAACTCCGCTGGTGTGGTCAGCGGAGGCGGCTCCGGGCGGATATTCTCTTTTGAGAACTATTCACCATACGCGCCCTATCAGGCGTACGGGACGTACCTTCACGGCCTGATCTTTGAGATGACGTTCCGGTCCTATGACGGCATGGCCGTCTCGGCGCCGGCCGGCAACGGCTACGGCTGGAACGCGACGACCGGAGCGACGGCTTCCGTCAATGCGACCGACGATGGCGCCGGCAATATGAACATCATCCTGACGCCCGCCGGGACCGGCACCATCCGGCAAATGTCCCCGGTCGCGCTGCCGTCCTATCAGGTTGCACGCCTGCCGCCTGCCTCCGCCGCCTATCGGGGCTGCATGGCCGTGGTTACTGACGCTACGGCGCCGACGTACAACGGCGCGCTAACGGGTGGCGGGGCGGTAACGGTGCCGGTGTTTTGCGACGGCGCGGCTTGGCTGGCGCATTGATCCGATCAACGCGGGAGAGACGAATTGACATGATACGCCGCCTGATTCTCGCCGCCGCCGGGATCCTGCTATTCCCGGTCGTCGCGGTCTCGCAATCTCTCCCGCTCGGCCCTGGGGCGCCGCCGGCGAAGTACAGCAATTTCGGCGGCAATACGGCCGGCGCCTCTGGCAACGGCGCCGATCTGAACGAGGACATACTGCCGACCTGTAGCTTCACGATGCCGATTAACGCGATGCCGAACATCGGCGACGCATGGCAAGTCACGCTCGGCGGAAAATTCGCAGCATCGACCGACTCGAAAGCTGCTCGCGTCAGGTATGGCACAACGAATACCGGCGTTCCGATCATCTGGTCCGGAAGCGCGACGACGACGAGCCAAACGTCCTGGGTGGTGATTATTCGCTATATGAAGATTGGGTTTAATTCGCAGAATATCCTTATTCTGGCGAACATCGGACCGAACGCAAACGCCTTTAGCGGGACCGTTATCGGGCCGTCGAGCCTTCAGGAAACCCTGGTAAATAACTTCGTTGTGACCGGGCAGAATACCACCAACAGCGTCGCTAGTTCGGTCACCTGTCAATACATGCAGATTGAATACTTCGGCGCCCAATAGGATCAGGCCATGCAAAAGACCGCCGCCGCGCTGTTGCTCGCTTCGCTGCTGATCCGGACCGCGCAGGCGGAATCGGTCTTTACGGTTTCGGGTCCGCTGACCCTCGTCCCGCTCGACGTCGCGCTCGTCACGACCGGCGGGACCGCCGTCACGGCGCTCGCCGCCGGGCACCGCAATAAAGGCGGCTGGCTTTATAATCCGGCCGGCGCCGCGAGCCTTTGTATCAATGAGATCGCGGCGGCGTCGGGGACGGCCTCGGCCGGAAGCCTGACCTGTATCGCGGCGGGGCAAATCTATCGCCTCTCGCCGTCGCCCAACGCCGTTTCGGTCGTCTCGTCGGACTCAAATCACGCCTTCAGCGGTTACGGCTGGAACTAAAGGAGTCGCATCGATGAAAGTCTATCCCGTGCCGGGACGCCTGGTGCGCGATCCGCGCAGCCTGCAGGAACTACCCGCCGAGGGCCGCGAGGTCCCCGACGATGATCCGTTCTGGAATCGCCGGCTTCGCGACGGCGACGTCAGCGCGACCGAGCCGGACGCGCCGGACCCGCCGCCGGACCCGGAAGGCGCGCGGCTACCGCCAGCGAAGGAAGCCTGAGCAATGGCAATCAATTTCACCCACTACCCGACGAGCAATCGCGTCCCCGGCGTATTCGTCGAGATGGACCCGTCGCAAGCCAATACCGGGACGGCGCTGCAAAGTACGTTGTTGATCGGCCAGAAGTCCGCGACCGGGAACGCCGTCGCCGATACGCCGATCGAGGTCGAAAGTCTCGCGCAAGTCCTCTCGCTTTGCGGCCAAGGCTCGATCCTCGCGGCGATGGCGCAGCGTTACCTTGACCGCGATCCGTTCGGCGATCTCTGGCTGTTACCGCTCGTCGATCCGGCGGCCGGCGCGGCGGCGACCGGGACGATCACCGTCACCGGGACCGCGACCGCCTCGGGGACGCTCAATATCTACATCGCCGGCCAGCGGGTACAGGTCGCGGTTAACAATGGCGATACCGCCGCGATCATCGGACCGGCGATCAATACCGCGATCAATACCGACGACGATCTCCCGGTCACGAGCGCCGCCGTCGCCGGCGTCGTGACGCTGACCGCCATGAACAAGGGCGCGCTCGGCAACGACATACAGGTCCAGGCGAACTATCTCGGCGCGGGCGGCGGCGAGTATCCCGTCCCCGGCGTGACGCTCGCTTTCGTCGCGATGGCGGGCGGAACGGCTTCGCCGACGCTGACCGCCGGGCTCGCGAACCTCTCGTCGAAACCGTTCGACTTTATCTGCACGCCGTACAACGATACCGCGTCGCTCAATGCGCTTCAGAGCTTCTTCGCCGATGACGTCGGCCGCTGGTCATGGCAACAGATGATCTATGGCGGCGCGTTCTCGGCGTTTCGCGGGACGCTCGGCGCCTGCTCGGCGTTCGGCAACGCGCGGAACGATCAGCACATGTCGGTTATGGCGTTCAACGGCTCGCCCGATCCGGTCTGGATATGGGCGGCCGAGTACTGCGCCGCCGCCGCGACGAGCCTTCGGATCGATCCGGGCCTCCCGCTTCAGTACATCAACACGACGCTTCAGCCGCCGCCGGTCGCCTCGCAATGGACGCTCGGCGAGCGGAATACCCTGCTGTACGACGGCATGAGCACAACGCGGGTCGGCGCGGGCAATACCGTGATTATCGAGCGGGCGGCGACGACCTATCAGAAGAACGCCGCCGGCGCGGTCGACAATTCGTACCTCGACGTCGAGACGCCCTATGGGCTGATGTTCGTCTCGCGCGATCTCTCGAATTATCTGCTGACCCGCTACGCGCGCAAGAAACTGGTCAGCGATACGACGATGATCCTTCCCGGCTCGAATTGCGTTAATGGGCCTATGGTGCGCGCCTCGGTTATCGCCGAATATCGTGCGCTCGAAGCTGCCGGTTACGTACAAAACAGCCGCACATTTGCACAGAATGTCATTGTGGAGAATGCGGGCAACGGGCTTCTCAAAATCCTGGCGCCCGTGGATTTAGTCAACCAATTACGGCAGATAGCAATACTATTACAATTCCGGAAAAGCTGACTATGACGCCTGAACAGAAGCGGGAAGGTCATCGGCAAGCGCAGGCGCGATATTATGCGAAGAACCGTGACAAGTATGTAGCATGGGAAGCGGACCATCGGGACGGGAGGCTTGCGCGCAAGCGGCTAAGGGATGGGGAGCGCAAGGAGCAGCGGCTTCATTACGCGCGGCAATGGCGCCGCGATCATCCGGAGCATTTTCGCCAGCGCTATCAAACCGAGGAACACCTTCGGGTAGCGCACATACTTCGTGGGCATATTCATAGTGCATTAGTACACCGGGCGACCGGCAAGGAATGGCGGTCGCACGCTAAAATCGGCGCAATCCTGGGCTGCTCGAAAGCTGATTTGATCGCACACATCGAGGCGCAATTCTTACCCGGCATGTCATGGGCGAACTATGGCCGCAAGGGCTGGGAGATCGATCATATCAAGCCGTGTGTTACCTTTGACTTGACGCAGCATGCCCAGGTCTTGCTCTGCTTCCACTTCTCAAACCTTCGCCCGCTATGGCGATCGGATAATGCCCGCAGATCGCGAAAGGAGTAGTTGTAATGGCAGCGTGCGAACGTCTGGCCGGGATCACCGGCCTGACCATCGACGGGACGGCTTATATGGTCGTTTCCGATGTTACGTGGTCGCCGGCGCGGTGGAAGCGCGAGACGCTCGTCGGTCTCGATAGCGTCCACGGCTTTTCCGAAGTCCCGATTCAAGGCTACGTCGAGGCGACGCTTCGCGATAGCGGCGATATCAGCATCGGCGACTTCAACGAGATGCGCTGCGTCGAGATTCTCGTGACGCTCGCGAATGGCAAGGTCGTCGGCGGCTCGAATATGTGGAACACGAGCGCGCTCGAGGTCCGCGCCGCCGAGGGGACCTTTCAGGTCCGCTTCGACGGTCTCGACGTGAGCGAGTCATGATGGACGCAATCACCGGCGAATTCGACGCGACCGAGGCCGAGCCGCTGCCGCGTACGCTCGATATGGACATTGATGTAACCTTTCAGAAAAAGCGGTTCACGTCGCTGCATCTCGAAGAACCTACCGCGAAACAGGTGGAAAGGGCCGAGTTGGAACTTGGCGCAAACACCCGTTCGATGGATATCTCGCCTTATCAGGCGCGGCGCTATCAGATCGCGCTGGTCGCCGCCGTCGCGCAGGTGCCGCGTGAAGTCGTTCTCGAACTGAAGCACAGCGAGCTAATGAGGGCCGCCAATTTTTTGCGGGACTTACTAGAGCCCTCCCCGAAGGATGGCGGGACCTGATCGCCGATCTCACTCGCTTCTGGGGATGGGGGCCGCACGACGCATGGGGCCTGACCGGAACGCAACTGATCTGGTGGGCCGAGCAGTCGCACCGTATCGCCGAGCGCGAGCGAGCCGCGCGCGAGACCTAGCGTAAATGGCCGGTTACGCCGTTACCTTCACGGTCGTCGACAACGCGACCAAGCAGATCGACGCGATCAATCGCCGCGTCGCGCAGATGCGCGCGCCGATGGAGCGAATGTCCCGCTCGGTCTCGCGCTTCGTCGACGTCTCGGGCTTGCGGAAGGTCGCGACGGGATTCGAGTGGATCGCGAAGTCGGTCGGCACGGTATTCCGCTCGTTAAGCGCCGTCGTCCCGCTGATGGGCGCGATCACCGGCGCGGCCTCGATCGCCGGCATGGTCAAGCTCGTGGCCTCGTATGCCGATTGGGCGCGTACGCTCGTTCAGACCGCCGACAATATCGGCATCACGACGCAGCAGCTTCAACAATTCGAGGACGCGACACGGCTCGCCGGCGGCAACGCGTCGGATATGGCCGGATCGCTGAAGTCGCTGCACGACAACCTGGCTGATTTCAACATCGGTCGCGGCAATGCCACCGAAGTCGGCCAGATGCTAAACCGGCTCGGCGTCAATGCGCGCGACGCGACCGGGCATCTTCGTTCGGCCGGCGATGTCATGCGGGAAGTGATCCCCAAGATCGCCGCGCTGAAGGACCCGGCGGATCGCGCGCGGATCGCGACCGGCCTACTCGGCGCCGAGGGCGACAAGCTCGTCGAGACGTTCCGCCAGTCGAGCCAGAGCTTCGCGCAATGGTTCTCCGACGCGAGCCGATACAAGGAACTGACCGACGAGCAAAAGAAAAGCCTTCAGCAATTCAGCGAGGCGCAGGGCCGCGTCGGCGTCGCGTTCGACCATCTCGGACAGCAGATTAGCATTATGATCGCGCAGCACTTCGGACCGCTGCTGCAAAGGTTCGCGATCTTCGTCGAGAAACATACGCCGGATATCCTTCGCGCGCTCGATCAGCTATCGACGCGCTTCGCCGCTTGGCTCGAAAGTATCAAGTGGGAGGACGTCGAGGCCGGCATAACCAAATTCATCGACTCGCTGAAGTGGGTCTGGAAGCATCTCGACGATATCAAGCTCGCCGCCGAGGTCATCGCGACGCTCTTCGTCGTCAAATGGGGCGTCGGGATCGTCCGCGCGATCGGTGGCGTCGATACCGCGCTCGGCGTCGCCGGCGTCGGCGCGGCCGGCGGCTCGGGCTTACTCGGCTCGCTCGGCCGGACGCTCGCGCTCGCCAACGCGACGGTTCTCGCGTTCCAGACCATGCAGAAGGCGTACGATCCGGCGACATACGCGCCGGAAAACCTCCCGGCCGGCTCGCCGTTCTGGCAGGGCATCCCCGAGGACGAGCAGCGCAAATATCCGAATTCGCCGGTCAATCAGAAACGCGGCGGTGGTCCGTCGTTCCTACAGAACCCCGCCGGCTGGCTGAAAAATCGGCTGTTCAATAGCGGCGGTCCGACCGCACCGCTCGATCTGCCGCCGGGTACGCCAGGACAACCGGCTCCCGAGCTTTCCGCGCTCCCCGGTGACGAGTCATGGGGGCACTACGGCGCGCGGGCGAACAATCCCGGCGATCTTGAATATGCAAATTGGGAAGGCGCGGGCGGCCGCTTCAAATACATCGATCCGCACGTCCACACCGCGCATACGATGGCGGTGTTCAAGACGATGGAAGAGGGCGTCTCGGCGGCTTACAAACTGATGGAGGCGAAGCAAAAGAAATACGGCGCGACACTCGCCGGCGCGGTCCACGGATGGGCGGAAACGCCGGGCTATACCGATATGCTCGCAAAGCAAATCGGTATCGACCCGAACGCGCCTTTCGACGTTTCCAAGGCTGATCCGGAAATGGTCCAACGCGTGTTGCAAGCGCAATTCAAACTAGAGGGTAGCACCAAGGGTTCGCATGGCGTGACGGGACAGCAGATTCTCGGCGGCATTAACCTCGCGCGTGGTGTCGCGCCTCCGGTCGCCGCCGCGCCGCCGGTCAATGTCGCGCAGCCGACGCCGCCGAACGGCGCGGTCGACGTCTCGATTACCCACAAGAACGCGCCGCCGAATTCCTCCGTCACCGCGACCGGCTCGGGATCGGTCAATGTCGCGCCGGTCCGCGTCGAGCATCAGGACATGGCGAGCATATGAGCGGTATCTTAGGGCCGATCTCTGGCGCGATCTCGGGCGTAAACCGGATCGTCCAGACCAGCGGAAGCCTCGTCAATGACGTCGCGCGGCTCGGCCAGAGCCTAACCGGCTCGGGCCGTCCCGATACGTCGGCGCTATCATGGGCGGACGGCTCGTGGGCGCAACAGCTTCAGCCCGGCTCGTGGCGCGGCGTCGGCTTCGTCCTCGACGCCGGCGATACCGTCGCCGGCCGCCGGGTCGCGATCCACGAGTATCCCTACCGTGACGACGCATGGGCGGAAGATATCGGCAAGCTCCCGCGCCGCTTCAGCGTCCAGGCGTTCATTGTCGGCGATGACTGCTATCGGCAGCGCGACGCCATGCTGAAGGCATGCGAGCAAGCCGGCGCGGGGACGCTCGTCCACCCGACGCTCGGCTCGATCCAATGCGTCCTGCTCGAATTCCAAACCTCGGACCGCCGCGAGCGTGGCCGCGTCGTCGAATTGCAGTTTTCCTTTATCGTCGCCGGCGACGTCAAATATCCGACGACCGCGACCGCGACGTCGCAGAGCGTGACCGGCGCGGCCGCGCGGCTCAATACCGCCTCGGCCGGCGATCTCGGCGCGACGCTGAAAAGCATCGGCTCGACGATCCACGACGTTACCGCGCCGGTGCTTCAGTTTACCTCGCTCGCGACGCATGCGGTCAGCGACGCCGCGCGGCTGTTCAATTCGGTCCGGGGCCTGCAGGGCTTTTTCGGCCGCTACGCGACCGGAAGCCGATCGACGCTTCAGCCCGTCACCGCGACCGTCCGGACGGTTCTCTCGGCGGCGACCTCGGCGCGCTCGCTGGTCAATTCGTCCGCCCGGCTGGTCAATAGCCTCGCGGCCTTCCTATGAGCGCCGAGACCGACGCCTTCGCCGCCGCCGGCGTCGAGCTATGCGCCGCCCTCGCCGCCGCCGCCAACGATCCCGCCGACGCGATCCGGCTCTTGCTCCCGCTCGCCGGCTGGCTCCCGCCGCCGATCGACGGGACCGGCCCGCTCGCCGACAATGCCAGGGCGGTCGGGGACGCGATCGCGTCCAATCTTCGGTGTGCCGCTTGCGCGGCCTTGGCGGGCGCTACGGCGGCGTACGCGCCGGCGAGCTACCAAGACGCCCAAGCGGTCCGCCGTGCCGTATGCGACGCGCTAGACGCCGAAGCGACCCGATCCGGCGACGCCGGCCGGGACGCGACCTATCAGGCGCTCCGTGACCTTCGCGCCGCCGTCGCGCTCGATCTCGCCGTCCGGGGCGCCAACCTCGCTTGGCTCGTCGAGATCGAGACCGGCGCGCCTATGCCGTCGCTCGCCGAGGCGTGGACGCTCTACCAGGACACCCCGCGCGAGCCGGGTCTCGTCGCGTCCGCCGACCCGCCGCATCCGCTCTTTCTCCCGACCAGCTTCGTGGCGCTCAATCAGTGAGCGACGCGCATGGCGTCGTCAGGCGCGGACCGCCGCCCGGCGCGGCCGATATCCTGAGCCTGACGGTCGGCAATCAGACCGTCACCGGCTGGCAGCGCGTCGCCGTGACCCGGCCGCTCGCGGCGATCCCGGCGAGCTTCCAGATCGAGGCGACCGAGCGTTACCCGAATGCCGCCGATATCGACCTGAAGCCCGGCGCGCCCTGCGTCGTGAAGATCGGCAGCGATCTCGTCCTGACCGGCTACGTCGATCGCTACGCCTCGTCGATCTCGGCTGGCAATCATACGATCCGCGTCGAGGGCCGCAGCAAAAGCGAGGATTTGGTCGACTGCTCGGCGCTCGTCGAGAATACCAGCGCGGGAAGCCCGAGCACGCAGGGGATGCAGGTCGTCAACGGGACGACGCTCGATATCGTCC